TGAGACCTACGGGATGCAGGAAATCAGTTTGTGGTTGTCTTAGATAGATAGCTAGGTTTTCTAAAACTTCGGGAAGCCCAGCATTAATTTTTTTTTCACAAAAGTTTTGAAAGAAATTCTCTACCTTACCCAAAAGAGAATTACCCTCTCGTGAAACAACAGAACGAATCATACCTGTGGAGTGATCGTGATCCACCACTGCATTGTTCTTATCCATTTTACAATTAAGTATTGGGCAATGATTTGGCATATTATCTTTTCTCCATTTAGCTATTTTGTTGCTTGGTATGTATTTCATTCTGTGATTTTTTTTTGCGAGTCTTACTCCAATTTATTTCATCGTAGTTAGATTCGTACTTTTTTTGATTGTACCCCTGTTTGGGTTTCATTCCTTTTCCCATTAGCTTTATTGTTTATTAGTTTAATAGTTCTCATAAAATCTACCACTCCCTGTGGGCTATCTCGTTGACTTCTAGTATCTGTATCCTAGCTCCTTTCTTGGTTACCCCGAAACCCTCCTTGTCGGGCTTAGTAGGACAAAGAAATCTAATCGCTTTATTTTTGTCGCTAGCGTATTTTACAGTGTACCCACGATATTCGGGATTCATATCAAAGTGCTTATAAATTATTTCGTATTTATTGCTCATTGTTTACCTCCTTTAGATCATTTAAAATCTGACAGGTCATAGCTATCTCATCGTTAATTATCTCCATCTTTTCGCATTTAAGTTTACCAACATCTTCGTTCATCCAATCCATCCAATAGATTGTAGCTAATAACTTAGCTCTCAAAATCCCCTTGTACATATCTAGCTCCGACCATTCCTTGTGTATATGTTTCTTTGAATCAACATCAATGCAAATAGATATTACTCTCGGCAGATAATCTAAGCCATACATCCTTGCATACATCCACGACTCAATAGATAGCTGAGAGCAATCCTTGTCGTAGAATTTACCTTTACCTGTACCCTTGCACGATCTGCACTTGTAGTCAGCTAAGAAAATCTTTCCATCCATCTCGCCAATAAAATCAACTGATCCTGCGATTCTCATTCGGTGGCTATACACAACCTCTTCGGCATTTATTACCTCAACATTGTTATCCTCAAGCCATACCAAGAATGGTTCTGCCCAATCGTTGTAAGCATTGTAGTCAACTCCAAAGCCATCTCTCATAGCTAGCACCAACTCTTCAATTCGTGCGTGTACGCTTGTCCCAAATTCTGAACTAGGAATCATATCCCCCGTTTCAGGATGAGGGTATTGTCCGTATGTTAGATCAGCAACTGCACTTGCATCCATGCTTGGATGTTCCCTAGCTAGCTCTGCAATTTTTTTCGGCTTCCATATATTATCAATGAAATCGCTTTTAAGGATTCCAAGTATAGTCGTAACAGACGGATAGTGATTTGCTTTCCTTGCCTGTGGTGGTGTGGTGCTTCGTGATAGTATCGCTACCTTTTTTTTGCAGTCATAGAAATGGCTCATTAGAATGGTTTCTCCTCGTTTAGGGTTTCTTTGTTATTATTGTTTAAGTTAGTGTATTCTAATTGGTAATGGTCCGTCAATTTTGATTGACCGAATTTCCAATTTTTGTAGGTCTTATTTTTAATTACCTCTTGCATTAAATGATTTGTAAGCGTGTACCATTTCGTCCTGTCGTTTCGCATTCGGTTAAAATTTCCTACCTGTAATGCGTTCTGTTTTTCCAAGTTAACCAAGGCTCTCGTGATCTGTTGCTCAGAAAAAAAAGGGAAGCTAATGGACATAGCTCTAGCTGAGTTGTATGTCCAATGCTTCCCATTTCTCTTATTCTTATTCTTATGCTTGTTGTTTAACACCCACCATATAATACCTTGCAAGACTATGGCTTCCTTTAAACCATACCTCTTTGCAAATTGAGCGTTAAACGAAAAATTCATATGAGATAAATCTGCGACTTTACTTAAATTAAAGGATGGCTAGCTACCCCTAACCAGCCATCCGTATTTTTATACTGTAACGGGAAGCATCTTCCCATCAATATCTATTAATTTACCAAAGGACACATTGTCCTCTAGCCACTCAATGGTAGTTGTGGGATCAATAGATTCTCCCTCGCTACCTGTACCTAACAATAAACCATTGCCAACAAGGATGCCACCATAGCTCTTCAATGTGAAGAATGTGGAATCCCCATCAGCAGTAAGTAAACCCTCGTCATCAACGAAGATCACATCACTGTGGTCAATTCGTACGACATCAAACATTGAACATCCAACGAAACCACAAATGGCTTCTGTGTCGTCTTGATCAAGCTCAACCTCGTGAAATCTGCGTTCGGCAGTATCAATTCGTATAGCTTTAATTTTTGTCATAATACTCTTTTAACCTTTCCCCAATAGGTGTCAAGGTTTCTTTTGAGACCATCGTTGGTCATCTTTCGTATAGGTGCAGTAGCCCCACCATTCCATATGTCACATACGATTCGGTGTGTTAGCTCCCTGCCTGTTTTACTAGAGTAGTAGCTACCCCAATAATTAATATACAATTCAAATATCTCCCTAGATTTTCTAGGACAGAATCTATCTTCGTATATGTAATAAGAATCATAGATGCGATTAACATCGTCTACCACGATCTTATGTATTTGTAGCATTCCAACGGCATCGCCTTGATCCCCTATCGCTAGGGGATTGTTGGCTGATTCCACTAGTGCTATAGCTAGCATTAGTTCAAGAAGCATTTATTACCTCCTTCAACTTTTCGGCATTCTCGCAGGATAAGATTTCCTTACCCTTCCAATAGAAGTTGCCATTAGGCATTACCTTGCCATCGTAGTTAGCTTGAAGTTCCTCAATGAGGTCTTCAGCAACCACTCTGATAAGGCAATCGTCATCCCAATCCTCGTAATTCTTACGATATTCTTGAGCTATCTCCAATAGATTTGGACACTCTATTGATGGGAAGCTATAGCTTTCTATCTCCCCATTGTCTTCGGTCCGTGACCAAAAGAAGCCACCCTCCTCTATCGCAACAAAACTGAAATCCAGTTTTGGAAATTTGGATTTAATATCATCCCATAGCTGATTAGATATTCTATTCCAAGCAGTCTCAAATCGGTAAATGATTAGCTCTTCGCAATCATTGTCTAGCTCCACGAATTTGGCATTCCATTTAGTACCCCAATTTTCGCAGTTCCAATCATACCAATTGTCATCCTCCTCGGCAGGTCTTGGCATAAACTTACCGAAGTCAAAAAAGGTTACCCGATCTTTCGGGTCTTCCTCTTGGTGATAATAATTATCATTCCTAGCTAGCTCAATAAATCTATCAAGCTCTGCTCGTTCGCCACTGATGGCTAGTTCGCTTCTTACCCAATTAGGCATCTTGTTTCCTTTCGTTTTCGTTGTTTACAATTTGTTCGGCTTCAGTAAAGCAGGATAAAAAATACCCCTCTGATCCTTGTGTGTAAGCTAAGTTTAGTAGCTCTGTTAAAAACAGATCAGTCAATGAAGCATTAGATGAAATTTGCACAAGCAAATCATTCATAATGTTTATCTCATCCTCAAGATCAGAGATCATCACTGCTCTGTTGTCGTGATTGCGATCGTATTTTAGATCATTAATAATAGGCACTAACCTATTCCTAATTTGAGATCGTATTTTTAATAGGTCCGTTATGACCTGTTCGTTATTAATCATCGCACACCTCCAAATCTACATTTGGCAATGGCTTCTCTTCCTTGCATCTCATTACATATGATCCGCAGAGATCAATTATTAACTCCTTTGTAACATCGTTAGAACCCTTGTAGAATCTACCAACGATGGATAATAAATCCATTATTGATCTAAACATTTGTGTTCTATCGTTATCTAATGTTCCATTGTGGAACGCTTCTAATAGCTCTTCAGAGCTATCGTAATCTTCGCTATTTGGTATTGGATTTGTCATAATGTTTTTTATTTAATATTATATCCTTGGACTTGCCAAGTATTTTTTTGGGATTCAATACGACTATCCTCACGATCTATTCCGATCATCAAGATAGCGTATGCAACTGCTAGCATAACTAGCGTAGTAAGTAATTTAGTTTTCATATTAATCTCCAAAGGTTTCGTTTTCGCAACATTGGCACATTTGCCTAGCTGAATTGTAGAGTACTGAATCTCCACACATCCAGCATTGTTTTTTGATTTTGCAAATGAGCTTATCTAACTGAATAGCCCATTGTCTCTTTACGAGGATTCCACCGAAGCCATTTCGGTGTGTGATTGTTTTGATTATATTCTGCATAGGAATAGTGATAGTAGTTGTTTGGTAATCTCATCAGCACAGGCTTACCACTGCCTGTGGACAAGGTAGCTAGCTAGTAGCTAGCCACCCTGTTTCGTTTTACAATTCGTTGATTTGGTCAACTAATCCATTGTAGTAGCTCACTGCATCTTTGACTGAGCTAGGCACTGTATCAACATTGATGTCAGCCTGCATCTTTTCCTGTGTGCATTTGGGTGCTTCAGCTAGACTCTTTGGTTTTCCGTAGCCACCATCTAAGCCATATTTATTTTGGTCTTCCTCTGTTTCCCAATTTGCAAACATCAGCCTGCGTAGTGCAGATGGATGGCAACACCAAAATGTCAGTGCATCTTGGTCTAGATGTTGGTCAGCTTGTTTAATCACTAGCTTTTCACTATGGTAGCCACGACCATATATGTCGCTGACAGTGTATACGAATAGCTCGCAACCATAGCCTGCTTCAGCTAACTTATCTACGATAGCTAGCGTAATAGCACCACGCAACTTGAATGTATTTTTACCTTGGCTACAATCGCTAGATAGATTCACACCTATGCGAACGATTCTTGGTGCTTCAACCTCGGCAAACTGTACCATATTTTCGGGTACACCTTCAACGAAAGCACCCACATCCACATAGCTACCACACACATCGTTGTATGTGCTAGCCACATTGATTTGAGCAGTGGTGCTAGATGTGATCTGCTTGGACAAACCTTTGACATTTGGACGATCGTGCCAACCATTGGTAGCTAGCTCAATTGCCTCATTAATATTTCTAGTGCCACTCCACTCAATGTCGTTGGTACGCTCACTACCTCTCGCACGATTCTTGCCTGCTTTGCGATTGTCAGCATTGTATGCTAACATCTCGCCAACTGAATTGTATTCTTTATAATCAATGTATCCCATATTATTTTCCTCCTAATATTTCTTTAACAATTTCGTTAATCTTTTTGATTTGATCAGCAGATGCACCACGAGTGATGACCATCTTGATCACATCCTTTTCCTTGAGACCACTAGCCAATAACTTCTCGCCTTGGAATGTAGCTCTCGGAGATACCACCAAGCGTAAGCCTAGCTTGCTCACTGCGTGGCGATATACTTGGACCATCTCACACCAATCTTTATTGGATGCGATAGCCATCTCCAATGGCTCATCGTAATTCCACTCAATGGTTACGAATCTATCAAGCGTAGCTGAGTCTAGCTGATTGCGTCCAACATACTGAGCATTAGCACCATTGCCAAATGTATTTGCCGTAGCAATCAAGATGAAATCTTTATGCTTGGCTACCATCCCATCAGCAAAGGCACAACTGCCGTTGGCTAGTGCTGAGTTTAACACTGACAATACATTGGCATTGCCGTTGTCAATCTCATCTAGGATAAACACACCGCCTGTTTCGTATCGCTTGCGAAACTCAGTTGAAACATAGTTGCCTGTGGCATCCATATAACCAAGCAGTGACGATGCAGTAGTCTGCATACACACTGAGATAGATGAGTATTCAAGACCCAGCGTTTTGGCTACTTTCTCAGCAGAGGATGTCTTAAATGATCCTGCTTCGCCAACTAGGAAAGCGTGCAAGCGATTGCTAGCTACTGCTAACAATTTATCAAACGATTTGTGTACTTTGCCACACTCAACCTTTGGTAGATCAGCAACTTTTACAGTGACATTTTTAACACTGCTATTCAGTGCTTTTTCTACTGCATCTAATCTCGCATTGATTTGCGAGTCATCGTAGCTACCACCAAGTTGGTCTAGCAGGCTAGCAACCACTTTCGCTTTGTCATTGCTAGATGCCTGCCTAGTTGGTGGCTTTGGTGGATTTGGTGGCGTTGGTAATGGTGTTGGCTCATCAACTGCTAACACCTTGCCACCTACAGGCAACTCTCCATCCATCTCCAAGACAGTTTGAACATCTCTGCCTAATGTCTCACACCAATAGGTTAGTGTTTCACGATTAGCTTTGGCAATCAGTGTGCCTGTAACTAATGGATCAAGCTTAGTTGAAAGCCTGCCATTGAGATCACTCACATTTGAGCGAACGAATTTTTTAAGTATATCATTTTTGTTTAATGTTTTCATAAGTATAAGTATAATTTAATTTAATAGTCTAGCTCATCAGCACAGGTTGACTAATTCCTGTGGACAGTGCCTTAGCACTGTTTCGCTTATTGACTGTCAGCGTAATCAATATCCATCTCAATGAAATTGAGCAAATCTTGTTGTTCGTCCCAATCTTTGTGATCCTCTGTGATTGGCATTGATTCAACTGCTCTGTGCAAATATCTCAATTTATCAGCAGTCTCGTCCCAATCTAAGCTAGAGTCATCTATTATATTTTTTCTCCAATTGTGGTAATAATTGAATGCTTTTTTTGCGAATAAGTTTTCCATAAGTATAAGTATAATTTTTGGTTAGTGTTTACCCATCTGCATTTGCACTGACTTTGGACAGTTAGCTAGGTTAGCTAGTTGCATTAGTAAACAGACTAGATCATTTGCTTTCACTGCCGTTTCCAACCTAGAGTCGGTTAGATGTAGCTAGTACTGAGCAGATCAGCAAACGATCGTTGCTATGCCTAGAGTCGGCATAACTGTCTGTAGTAAAGTCGCAGATTTATCCCATCTTGTATTGATGTATTATTCTCGCATTTGACATCGTCTCAGCATTTTGAGAGTCAAAGTGAATGCTATGCCACTGCTTCTGTTTCGCATTTCCCATTTCGCATTTCTGCAAATTTCGTGTGGCAATCAATCGGCATATTCTCAGTGGAAGTTTGGCACTATTGCTAGCGTTGGTCTTCTGTCGCTTCCTATTGGAGGCTCACCACATTGGAATTGTTGATTCTGCCTTACAGTATGGAGATAGCTTCCAATCAACGCAAGCTAAATTTGTCACAAGCTATCTAGACTACACTAGAGGATAGCGTAAAGAGTTGGCTATCAGTAACTTAAATGAATGAAAAAAAATGAGAATTGTTAGCTAAAAATGCTAGTTTTAGACCACTGAATCTGTCTGACAGCGTGTAGATAGCTACCAAAATAGCACCAATAAATGCATCTCAGCTAGCGGTAATATATTACTCACTCACACTACAATGCTGATATAATAGCTGATTAGCTAGCAGGAAATGTGATAGTATGGCTATCTAGCTAGCTTAAACACTAGCATTGCGGGCTATCTAGCTATCTGCAACTAGCTAGGCTAGGCGGGGGGGGCATCAGTTTTCGTTCGCTCGCTCGTATGCTATATATAATAACTAGCCCTTAAAAAAATGCTCATTTCATAGCCCCTTGACAAACACAACTATACTATGGTACTATATATGAAGTCAACTAGTATATGCTATATGTATAAGATAGTGTATTCTAACTGGTAAAGGTTAATCAATATTGATAAATGGACGAGCAAGAAGAACTAGAAGAAGGTATACGATCTGCGATAGAAGAGGTGCGTGATAACAAGGCATTAGAGAAGATGAATAGCCTTAGTCGCATAAATCCACAGAAAGTGGGCAAGATACTCTTTTTAATATCAACTGGGGTGTCACAGACCCAGATGGTTAGAAAGCACAAAATAACCCGTTCTACGCTCGTTTCTGTGCTAACTGACTATTCTGACTACCTTGGTAAGTTTCGGGAGTTAGGTGGCAAGCTCTCTGCGAGGAGTTATATTAACCTAGAATCCCTTGAGGAGGATGTGGTGGATGCACTACGCAGAAAGATAGAAGCAGGGTATATACCCGAATTTAAGGATTTAAAGGAAGTATCTATAGCTAAATCTAATTCCCAGAGGCAGGCAATGACTGCTCGTGGGGAAGCTAGTAATATCACCGAAGAGAGAAAAGTGTATACACAGGAGGATTACGAGGATACATTAAAGGCTGTGCGAGACAGGATAAGGAAAGAAAAACAAGCAGATATAATAGATATAAATGAGTAATGTAATACCAGATGATTACGATGAAGTCCTAGATCAAGTAAAAGGTATACTAGGGGAACATTTTTCAAACTATGCATTTGTGGTACTAGATGATGAAGGAACATTATATTATGACTACGCAAACTTCCGAGTAGGTAGGATGTTGTTTTCGGAGGCATCAGCAGATATGATTGCGGGAATAGATCTAGATATTAGCTGGGAAGAACCAACACAGATCCCAGAAGAACCAGAAGAAGAATAGATGGAATTAGTTTTTACTAAACATCCTATGGTGAAACCACCAACGGATGAAGAGATTGCTTTCTTGGCAGAGAACGAACCAAGGCTACTTGAGGAGTTACATAGGGCACACGAGGGTAGAATCCAATCAGCGGAAGAAGATCCAATACGACAGGGATTTGAGTTAGATGGATGGGATCGTGTTAGGCAGGGATTATGGGAACATAATGAGTGCTTAGTTTTGGGTGGTAATCGTAGTGGTAAAACCACTGGTTGTGCTAAAATGGTCATGGAAGCGGTAATGCAGAACAACAATGGTCACATTGTGTGCTTCTCGCAAAATGCAGATACATCCGTAAAGGTACAACAATCTGCAATCTGGGAGATGATGCCCAAGGAGTTTAAGAAGAAGACCAAGAGTACAGAAGGTTATATTAACTTTTCTATGCAGAATGGCTTTACAGGTAGTAGCTTTATCTTTCCAGATACCAAGACCCGTGTTGATTTTAAGACATATACACAGTTTAGCAACAATCAGACCATATTGGAAGGTTTTGAGTTCGGGTTCAAGAAGCCCGATCAGATCAATATAGGTGCGTGGTTAGATGAATACCTTGGTGATGCCTCATTGGTAAACACACTTAGATTCCGTCTAGCTACCAGAAACTCAAAGCTACTTATTGGGTTTACTCCAATTGATGGTTACACACCATTCATAGCAGAGTACTTACAAGGAGCAGAAACATTGCAAACGCGAAAAGCTGAATTGTTAAAAAATAAGTCATTGCCAGTAAAACAGTATAGTCCGAAAAGGGATGCGAGTATAGTATACCTTCATTCTGACGAAAACCCATTCGGTGGGTATTCTCGTATTTCAAAGGATCTAAAGGGTCGCCCCCAAGAAGAGATATTAGTAAGAGCATATGGTGTGCCAGTTAAATCAATGACATCAATGCTACCCCTATTTAATACCGAAGTCAATGTATTAGGAGAAAAAGAAAACAAATACGGGATGAGTTTCCCAGACATATCAAATGAAAAAGAATTTACAATATACCAAGTCGTTGACCCAGCAGGAGCACGAAACTATGTTTCCATATGGGCTGGAGTCAATAAGAACGGGGACATCTACATCCGTAGAGAATGGCCAGATAGAGATACATTTGGTGAATGGGCGTTATTTGGCGATCCGAAATGGA